CTGATGGGCATTCGACTTAAGGGCCAAACTTCCGGCTATGTGGAGATCAAAGCTCCAGCCACCGCAGCCGACAACACGCTGACCTTCCCAAATGGGAACGGGAACAATGGTCAAATTCTGACTACTGATGGCAGCGGCAACCTGTCGTTCAGCAACCCAGCTGATACTGACAAGATTACTGAAGGTAACACCGAAGCCGAAGTTGTAGACAGCGGCTCAGATGGTCACTTCAAAGTAACTACAGAGGGCAGCGAGAGAGTTCGTGTCGGCCCTGCAGGTCAAATTGGCATTGGTGGAGCCAATTACGGCAGCACAGGCCAAGTTTTAACAAGCACTGGCGGCTCTAGTGCTGCGAGCTGGTCAAACGTTGAGATTTCGTCTGACACAAGCCCGCAGCTAGGTGGACATCTTGATGTCAACGGCAATGACATCGTTACCACCAGCAATGGCGATATTGATCTGGATCCGAATGGTTCTGGTCAAGTTGTCTTTAAGGGCAACGCGACTCGCGGTTCTGGTGCGGTCAAGCTGAATTGCGAAAACAATTCACACGGCATCCTCGTCAAAGGCCCACCGCACAGTGCAGGCGCTAACTACACCCTGACGCTGCCCAATGACACTGGAACGTCAGGGCAGCTGCTTTCTACGAACGGCAGCGGTGTAACAAGTTGGACAACTGTTGACGCAAGTCCCACCTTTCAAGCGACTGCAGACGGCGCACTCACTGATGGAATGCCTGTAGTTATCACTTCAAGCGGAAACGTAAAATCTGCCGCAAGAGTTGTTACTGAGCACACTCCTTCAGTTACAGCAGCTGAATCGGGTTTTGAAGGTGGACAAACTAGAAACATGTCAACGGCTTACATGACAGATCAAAATGTTCATTTTGTAGCCTATTGCGATCAAGACGACAACAACAGAGGAAAAATAATTCCTATTACGATTAACTCGAACGGCAGTTCGATGAGCTTTGGCGCTGATTTTACTTTTGATAGTAGTCCAATTAACAGCACCGAAGTTGTATATGATCCTGTTAATGATATCGTTGGCCTTTGTTACACCAAAACCAACGGTGACCTGCAATTTAGGATTGGCAAGCTAACAGGAACTCAAGGTTCAGGGTCCGAATCTTTCAATAACCTAGATACGTTGCAAATTGATACTAGCGTTAGCGATAAGGTCAAGATGTTCGCCCATCCTGACGGCGGATTTGTTGTTTTTTACACGAAGAACAACACAATTAAGACAGAAGTGGTGACCGTTACTAACGGAGATTCGCTGACGGGCGGATATGCTGATGGGCATATCGCTATGGGTCATGATGCTTATTTCGGCGTTTCTTATGACGGAACTGACAAGTATGTAATTTGGTGGGGACAGGGTAGTTCAGCGCCTGGCAACGCTCGTGCTGCTAAACACACCGGCACAGGAACCTCACGCAGGGTAAGTCTTGAAGGTTCAACTACGCAGTTTGAATCTGACCAAATACATCTCAGTGGCCCAAATCAAGCCGCTTATGACGCAAAAGCTGATCGACATGTGTTCAGCTACCGCAACCAAGATGACAGCGAAGACCTGTATGCTATTGCTTGCGAGCGCAGTTCTAGTGGCACCTTAACTTTCGGCACAGCAGTTGAGTATGAAACTAATTCAAACGAAAACGGGAAGCTATATTATGATCCTTTTGCGGAAAAAGTATTTGTGATTGTGTGCGATAATGGTGACAATGACCTTGAATACCGAAAATTTACAATTAGCGGAAGCTCTATAACTGTTGGCAGCCCAACAACCATTCGCGGCCAGGATACCTTGCATTATGATATTGCTTTTAGCACTATTGCACAACGCTGGCTGCTTGTTGCTAGGCCGTCATCTAGCGGTGTTAATGGATCAGCAAGTGCAATTCAAATTTCAACAGCAGTGTCTTCACTTACAACTGAAAACTACATAGGCATTTCAAACGGGGCTTACTCAAACGGTGCAACTGCAACTGTTCAAATTGTTGGCTCTGTAGATGATGCACAATCTGGCCTAACGCCAGGCCAGTCATATTTTGTGCAAGACGATGGTTCATTAGGCTTAACAGCCGATGCGACGGTTGGCTCGGTGTTCGCTGGAACGGCGGTTAGTGCCACCAAGCTGATCGTTAAAGGCTAGACAAGGCACTACACTTGATCTAACGGCCCCACTGCTAATCAACCGATGGCGTTTGGAACGGTAAAAGTTGACGCATTGACGACCAACACTAAAACAGTGACGGTCAACAATCTTGCGGACCTTACCCAGTCAACTGCCAACTTCACTGGAACGCTGCAAAACGGTGGGTCCAACGTCCTTGTCGATAGCGATATTGGCAGCACAGTCCAGGCATACGATGCTGCTCTGCCAGCATCTAACACCATTGTTGTAGACGGCGATATTGGCTCTACGGTTCAGGGATATAGCGCCAAGCTGACTGCCGTCGCTGGCCTTGCGGTTACTGACGGCAACATCATTGTTGGCAACGGCTCAACCTTTGTCGCAGAGAATGGCGCAACAGCACGCACCAGTTTGGGTGTTCCAGGGCTTGCTGGAGCAAACACGTTTACAGCCGCTCAGACCCTAAATGCTGGCCTAACTGTTGACGGTCCGTACAAGCAAGTTGCTGAGGCTGTTAGTGCGCTGGCGATTGACCTTTCTACTGGCAACTACTTCACAAAAACCATTAGCGGGAACTCGACGTTTACGTTTACCAACCCGCCGTCATCTGGAACGGTCGGTAGTTTTGTACTTGAGCTAACGCATTCATCTGGAACGGTGACATGGCCTTCAAGCGTCAAGTTCCCTGCTGATACCGCACCAACTTTGACCACGGGTAAAACTCATCTATTCTTCTTTGTGACTGATGATGGCGGGACGCGGTATCGCGGTGCGTCACTCGTCGATTACGTCAACTGAGGAAGCATGGATCCGATCACCGCAAAGCTGATGGCTGCTGCTGGAGCGGCGAAAGAAGCTACTTACGTTGACGACGTATTTTCAACGTTTTTGTATGAAGGGAATGGGGTTGCTCAAGCGATTAAAAATGGAATCAATCTAGGCACTGCATTTGGCGGCAATTCGTATGACTTTAGAGGTCAAACGGTAATGAGTAGAAGCAGTGCGCTATCTGGCGCGGCTGCAAGCAAGACATTCACGTTTTCGTTTTGGTTTTACGCGAAAACTTTAAGCGGCACTATTTATACAGAGCCCGCTGGTCCGACTATAAATTTTGCTGGTAGTGACCTTGCAATCAGTGGTTTCAACAGCTCATACAGCACAGTTTTTGGCGTCAGCACAGGGGTAACTGTAGGCAGGTGGTATCACGTCCTTGCTAGCTGGGATCTTGCTAATAGCAGCAACAGGTACTTGTATATTAACGATGCTGCAGTTTCTCCAACTTACTCTGACTACACCAACGACACTATTGCTATTAATGTCAACGGAACACGTTATGTAGGCTCTACCAATGGGTCTAGCGGCAAGTTTGATGGAAACATTGCTCATCTTTATTACGACACCACTTACAGAGATCTCAGTACAACAAGCAATCGTCGTTTGTTTGTTACGGCAGGATTAGAGCCTGCGACAGGACAAGCAAGCCTTAACCCATTGCTTTATCTGCCGTTGAATGCTGCTACTGGAGCGGCGACTAATTCAGGCACAGGCGGCGATTTTACGGCGACAACTGGTCCTTTCTTTGATGAAGGTTTTGGTCCAGGTACTGGAACTTCTGGTGAAGGGGGACTGGTTTGGGTTAAAAACAGATCGACCGACGGCACTAGCCATGTACTTGTTGACACAGAAAGGGGTGCGAACAAGTTGTTGTTATCCAATTTAGGTGGACCTGAGATTGACGACACAAGCTACCCATCTCATATCAAAAGCTTTTTATCAACCGGCTTTGTAGTTGGTGATGCTGGTGCTTGTAATGATTCCGGCGACGACTATTGCTCCTGGACATTCCGCAAGTGCCCTGGCTTTTTTGACATTGTTACTTATACGGGCAATAACACTGCTGGGCGTCAAATTGCTCATAATTTAGGCAGCGTGCCAGGTTCTATTTGGATTAAACGCACGGATGGAACTGACTCATGGGTCGTTTATCACAGAAGCCTGGGAAACAATAAGTATATGTTTTTAAACACCAGTAGTGCTGCTCTTACAGACAACAACATCAACTGGAATGGGACGAGCCCTACGAGCACTCATTTTACCGTAGGAGATAACAGCGGATATGCGAACGGGAACAACCTTACTTACGTTGCTTATATTTTCGCCCACGACGATCAATCGTTTGGCGACGACGGCGACGAGGCGATTATTAAATGTGGAAGTTACACAGGCAACGCAACCAATGGAAAATTTATTGATTTAGGGTTTGAGCCGCAGTGGATACTTGTTAAAAGGACTGACACTTCAAGTAAGAACTGGTTTTTGTCGGACAACATGCGTGGCTTGTCTCACAATTTAATTTCAATTTTATATCCAAATGAATCATGGGCTGAGTTTAGTGCCGCAAATGGCAGCGGTTCAAACTATGACATAGTCCAACCCCGCGCAACAGGATTTGAGCTGGATAACGACTTCTGGAATGAATCTGGTGGAAACTTTATATACATCGCAATTCGCCGTCCCAACAAGCCGCCCAGTGCTGGAACGGAAGTGCTTGCCAACAAATTGATCGCAGGATCTTCTTCAACGCAAACCGTGTCTGTATCAGGTGCTGGTGTGACAGACATGACGATTATCAAAAATTGCACTAGTGCTTCACATGCCTGGATTACAGCATCAAGGCTCTTAGGCAACGGAGAAACAAAAATGAATGTAACCAATGCTGAATCGACAGCAACATTTGGGTCAAGTGTTAATACTTGGGATCAAATGTCTGGCACCAAACTTCGCTATGACATTGATATAAATAGGAATGGATATTTTTACATGCATTGGCAATTCACTCGAAAGCCTGGGGTTTTCGATGTTGCTACATACACCGGAACAGGCTCCAACCGAACTGTTAGTCACAATTTAGGTGTTACACCTGAACTTATGATTGTAAAAAGAAGAGATTCTACTGGGGCCTGGCGTGTTTATTCTTCGGTCACAGGCGCAGGTAAGTATTTAAGGGTTGACTCTAATGCTGCCGAAGCAACAACAAGCACGCGCTGGAACAATACAGCCCCAACCTCTACTGCTTTTACTGTTGGCACTGCTTCCGATGTAAATGCAAGCGGAGGAACCTATTTCAATTTCCTTTTTGCAACGCTTGCCGGAGTCAGCAAGGTTGGCAGTTATACAGGGACTGGCAATGATATTAACGTTGACTGTGGGTTCACGGCAGGCGCTCGCTTTGTGATGATTAAACGTACTGACAGTTCAGGTGATTGGTTTGTTTTTGATACTGAAAGAGGCATCAACTCTGGCAATGATTCGTATCTAATCGTCAACTCAGAAGCTAATCCAGTGACTGACCAAGATTACATTGACCCGTTGAACGCTGGTTTTACAATTACATCGTCTGCACCCGCCGATCTAAACGCTTCTGGCGGCACCTACATTTTCCTCGCTATCGCCTGATCATGGAAATCCGCAACCGCTCCACTGGTGCCGTCATCACCGACAGTCAGCTCCGTGCTGACAACCCTGGAACGTCATTCCCCAAGCAAATCACAGCCGACATCCTTGACGGGTTTGGTTATGACCCTGTGCTGAATGGACCTGCTGCAACAGTGTCTGGACCGTATGAGCGCAGCGTGCGTGATGGCGTTGAGCAGATCAACGGCCAGTGGTTCACCAAGTTCATTGTTGGTCCGGTGTTTGCCGACAGCGATGCGGAAACCGCTTACCGCACCAACATCGACAACCAAGTTGCTGCCAGCGTTCGTGCAGAGCGTGACCGCAAGCTGGCTGCCTGTGACTGGACCGTTCTGACTGATAGCCCGTTGACCACGGCTAAGAAGACAGAGTGGAAAACCTATCGGACAGCATTGCGAAACATCAGTGCAGCAGAGGGTTTCCCCCATACGATGGAGTGGCCGACTGAGCCTTCCTGATGAAGCGTCCTGACCCAATGATCGCCGGTAAACCGGGTGCTGAAGATGTACCTGTGATGCGGGCGAGAACGCTGTGGCTTGAGGAATTGTTCTTCCTTGATGGCCGCGATCAGATCTCACACCCAATGCACGGTCTGTTTACTGGTTTGGCTGAAAAGTATTCGCTGTTGGAAACAACTGACGGGATCTGATGGCGAAGTCAATCAACGGCGACACTTTTGTTCAGGGCAAACCTAAGAAGACCAGACAAGGGAATGGACAACATTCACGCCCCAAAAAAGGGCGAAAGAAGTACCGTGGTCAGGGAAAACGCTAATTCTTCCAATGATCAAGCGTCTTGTTTTTGGTGTAGCCGCTGGGGCAGCTGCATTGGCTCCTTCCTCTGCACTCGCAGGCCCCTACGTCAATCCTGAGCTGAATGTCGGCGCTGGTTTTGATGACGGCATTTCCGGTGGCTCCCTTGAACTGCACGGTGGCTACTCCTTTGCCAACGGTGCTTATGTGCAAGTTGGCCCTGCACTGATGTTTACAACCTCTGATTCAGAGTTTGAGATCTCAGGCAAGGCTGGTCAGTCCTGGGGGCCTGCATACGGCGAAGTCTCCTTCATGACTGGCGATGAGCTGAGCATTGGTTTCAAAGCTGGTGCTAAGTGGGAATTCTGAGCTAGAACTGCTTTAGGTTTCTCACACAGACCGACATCAGGCTCCCGCAAGGGGGCCTTTTGTTTGGGACAAAATCATGAGCACCAAACTCAACGGCAACAGATTCTCTCCGATGGGCAGTCGAGTTCCAACAGAACTCCTGCCAACTGCTATTCGGTATGAGCAGGCACGAGCAGTGTTGTTTGATCAATTTGGACAACACAGCAAAGCTAGGGAATGCGACAAATTGAAGCGTTGTTACGAGCGACGTAGCATGGAAGAGTGCCTTTAAGACCCATGCAAAAAGTCTGCAACGTTCTTGGCGTTCTTGGCTTCGTGATGAGCGGCACTCTGGTCGGCTTGTCAGTGGCGGCTTTTGTCCGAATCCCCGGAATGATTGAGGACTATGCCGCGAGCATGATGGATGACATCACCGGCAATGTCACTGAGATGTTGCCTGGTCAGGTCGACGACATCATGCCAGAGTTGCCAACCAGCACTGGTCCGGCTGTGCCGTTCAAACTTCCATGAGCGATCAGGTCAACTCGCCATCGCACTACACGAAATGCCGAGTTGAAGCGATTGAAATCATTGAAGACGTAGTAGCTGGCGCACCAGATCCAGTTGCTGGTTATTTAGTGGGGCAAACGCTGAAATACTTGTTGAGAGCGTGGCACAAGGGCAATGCCATTCAAGACCTGCAGAAAGCTGCTTGGTATTTGAGTCGTGCTATCGCCAAGCTCAGCAAGACACAAGAAAACCCCGCCTAGGACGGGGTTCTCAGGTGGATCAAAAGAGTACCGATGATCCTTCGGGGTGAGCAGCGCCGATTGGCTAGCAAAAGGACTCCCGCTCAAACAACGCAGTAACGGACTCCCGTCGGAGGGGTGGTCGGCCTGCTGTAGCCACTCCTAAGAGCACCTGAGTTCGTTACCGAGCTTGGCCAGTTACTCGATCCCTAGTCCGAAGACCCCTTGGACATGTCATCCAAGGCTCAGGCATGCCTTTTATAGCACGGACAAAATCATGTCACCATCTTGGTATGAGCAGTTGGATCCTCGTCATGAGCTTCAGGCCCGAAGCCTTCAGCCTTGATTTTTGCCATATCAAGTTCTGGCGCGGGTGTCTCAGCTTTCTGCTCAAACGACGCAAGCCATTCGCGTAAAGCATCACCAGTTGGTGTTCCTTTGGGCCACTTGACCCATTTGAGGATTGCTTTTGGGTCAGTAAACGGCCTGGCAGATTTGCCGCACAATACGGTGTAAACAACAGGCGGGCCTTCGCGTCTACGGTTGCGTTCAATCCAGAGCTGACCTGCTGTAAACCGTTCTGACTTCATGCCGGAGATTCCTGAGATCCAACAACGGACAGTCTCCGTACCAGAGATTCCGTCGTGGCAAATAATGCCACCACAGAGTATTCCAAGTGCGCCACCAGTCACGCTGCTTCTTGGTTTCCCTGTTGCAGAAATACCAGGCTGTGTGGAGACCCGCGATTCGCAGCCAGGCAACCCTGATGCTTATGACACTGACCCACGGGGCAACTTTGTTGTGTGTGGTGGAACGATGCCTTCGTTCAACGCACCAAGCATCACAGCAGGCACAGCTATTAAAGGGACGCCACCAGCACCAACGATTGACCCTGATGTCATAAAAGAGCCGGGTGTCTCACGTCCGGCTCAAGCAGCTCTCCCGAATGCGTCGGGTGCCAGTCCCGACCTCCCAAACTTGCCAATAGATCCACCGTGCCCACCTTTTGGTGCGAAAGAAATCGGATCGTTTAATAAATTAGGGACAAAGGTACTTGCGGGCTATGAGCTGCAGGATGGCAAGTGCGTAAAGGTTTGGGACCCCGTGCCTGTCGGACAGGTGCTAAACAACTACATCCCTGATGCTGCGCCAACGGTTTCGATCGCGATGACAGCTGCATTTGCGACGACTGCTGCAATTTTTGCCAAGCCCGTCGCGTCAATTTTGCAGAAGATTGCCAAGCCTCTGACCAAGAAAGTAATCAAGAAGATCAATCAGAAGCTTGGCCGTAAGGAGAAACTGGAATCCTTGCAGCAGCGGCGGGTTGTGCAGCGTCACCGGAATCAAGCCATTCGCGATCTGAGGCGGGCTTTGGGTAAGTGATCGGATGTGTGTGGGGCGGCAAGACTCCAGGCGGATTGGTCAATGAAACGTCTTTGCAGATCTGGGCGTAAACACCACGCACAACAATTCCATCCTTCAACAGATCAGCGCAGTTCTTGATTCGCTTGATCTCGTAGATGAGCCTTTGCTCGGCAATCTTGGTATCAAGCAGTGCTACTTGTTTCTCTGCTGCTGCACGACAGGTTCTGACGTGATGTCGATCTAATGGAACGGAGATCGTTGCCGTAATGCCCCCATTAATCGAGAAGTTGTCTTTTTGGCCCGTGCGAACAGGTTGATAGAAAAGGACAGAGCCCGGATTATCGGGGTTGCCATCGGGGATGGGGTTACCTTCCGAATCAAACGCGCCAGTGATATCGAGATTGTCGTAGACCGGCTCGTTGTAGTGCGATTCATATGGCCTAGCCCAGCTTGTTGTTGTACTGAGGAAGGGGTTGATGTTTAGCGTTGCACCTTGGCAGCTAATCCCACCGCCGTAGGTATTCGTAAATTGCTTTGACGGCACTACTTGAACAGCTTGGTTGGTTACCGAACCAGAGCTGTTGGCCACTGGTGCAGCAGTGCTTGAAACTTGGGCTTGAGCTGGAGCAGAAAGTAGCAGTAATGCTGCGACGACTCGCTTCATTGGGTAAAGGTACTTGTGGTCTCGGTGATGGACTCGATGTCAGTTTCGCGGTTGATAATTGTGTGGTTAACGAGGCCAGGTCCCATCAACGTTTCAACCAGCTGAAAACTGCCACCTTCTTCAACGATGCTCCAAGAAGGTTTGGATGCTGGATCGAGACCGCGCCAAACACTCGACACACCATTGAGGTTGTTGGTGGTTGTGGTCAGCCCCATTGGAGCGATGGACGTATCTGGTTTGATGTTGGTGCCAGACACGCTTAGCTCATAGCCAGTGCGGTACTCGTAAGAGTTAATGACCTCGTTGACCTTGGTCTTTGTCGTTGTTGTGGATTTAAGGGTGCCCTGTTGAAAGTTAGGCACCACAGGAATCGCCGCAGCCGGAGCGGCGATTAACAGCAAGAGCAATACAATCATTAGCTCTATTTAATAGTAATTTCCGTAGTGAGCTGACCGATAGCAAGGGTATTAGCCCCGCCAGCCGTAATCGTCATAGCTCCATCTGAGGCGATTGTGCCTGCTAGGTCGCCTGCAACGCCATGGGCAGTGCTGACGATGCTGCCGAAATTAGGAGCCGCACCAGTCGTCACGGCTGATGTGGGAACAGCGTCACCTTGCGTGTAGCTCTGGCTGAATGAAAAGGCTTCTCCTGGAGTGTCTTGGGTAGCTGCAATCGTTCCTGGCGCGTAGATGCCAGAGGTAATTGTTCCAGCTGAAATAGTGTTTGCTGTGGTGCCGTCGGTCGTATCAACACCGCTGCCGCTGATTGCAAACGAGGACCCGATTCGATCTGCGCTGGTCACCGCACCACCAACTTGCAGTGAAATTGAAGACATGATTTTGTGGGTCATATCAGCTTTGGCTGGCATTGCAGCCGCCAATGTGACCCCTAATACCAAAAGTGTTCGCTTCATTTGGTGGTTGAAGTGGTGGGTTTGCCTTCAAGGCTAACGCTCTTCTCCTCTTTCTTCTTCTGGCCGTTACGGCCTACCGATAAGCCATAGCTTGCTGCCGTTGAACTCAGCAAACTTGCGCTGAAAGTCACGTCAATCGACTGCTTAAAAATGCCCAAGTAATTAGCAGTGATCACCCCCATCGCCCAAATCATGATCGTTAGGCGGACGAAGTCGCCTAGCC